GCTGGGCCTTGCGAATAAAATCCGCCAAGCGAGCGTACTGGGCCTTGAAAGGTCGTTAAAGCCATAAGAGATACCTCTTTACGAAAGGATTCGTTCTAGCGTCTTCGTAAACGTCCACTGGGCTGGTCGCTAAAACTGTATGTTTCCCAGATAAAAGGGGGCGCTACGCACCCCCATTATCTACTGCTGATTAGGACGTACCGGGCGAAGCCCAGATTCCTAGTGGATCAGAAACACCGAAACTGTACCGCTCTCGTGCCTTGTAGCGCACGTTACCAGTATCGAAGTCGCCATCCATTGAAGTCTCAAGCGGAGTACGCTCGAAGTGCTTCATCCCATTCGGCACATCAGTGATGAGGTAGAAAGCATTGGTGTCAGTCAGGTAATGATTGACAGAGTAGCCTTCAGGAATGGAACCATTGTTCTTCAGCGCGTTGATGTCGTTATCAGCAGTGCTGACGCGCAATTCAGAATCTAGGATTCTGGTTGCCACGAACATCAGGTTAGGGGGAACAATGAGCCTGCGAGGACGGGCTGCGATCAAAAGTCCACGCTCATCGGTGAACCCTGCAATCTGAATCACAGCATCTTCGAGTGAGGTTTCATTAAGGTCAGCCGCTGTCGCGGGCCGGTTAGAGTTAAAGCCACCATCAATCTGCGGGTGACCGCCTCCACCAGTTACGCCATCGCCTACCGCCGTGAACAGGTTAACACCATCGCCAGACTGATAAGCGTTAGTGAAACCGTTGTTCAATGGAACGGCAGCCTTGACTTGCTTGGTGTAAGCCATAGCTCTTGCCAGTGCCTTTGTGTATCGCTGTGACAGGGAAGCATAGAGGTTATCCTCCATTGCCTCTTCCGTAATAGCGAAACCCTGAGCAATGGTCTCGTGGGTATAGCGAGCCGTGAACGCTTCCTGCGCTGAATCATAATTGATTGCAGAGCCTTCAGGTTTCACTGGAGCCGCGCCAAAACCACTCAATTTTACTTCTTCCTCAAACGAGCGGTCGGATGATTCAGTTTCGTAAATCATCTTGTCCTCGTCTTCATACTTTGCATACTCTAAGCCAAACAGGGCATTAAGACCCGGAAGCAGCTCTTTGAGCATCTGCGCTCTTGAAATAGCCATTCGCTAGTCTCCTATACGCCTAAGGCGGTACGGTACTGGTGCATCCCGGCGACATAAGTCAGGAGAACATCAGTGTATGCATCACCTACCACACTATCTGGGCCATTCACAAACTCAAGAATACGCAACGGGAGTGTGTTAGTGGTCGCAGCCGAACTCGCTGTAACAGAGTTCTTGCTACGCATAATAGTGGTAGAACCGGAAGTTTGGGTTACTGCAATGTTATTACCCAAGGTAGTCTGTGCCAAAGAAGCATTCGCCTGCATTCTGAATACGGCGTCTGGATCATCCAGCACATAGGCCATAGCGTCAGTCGCTACAGTCCCAGTAGGCCACATCTGGTTAAATGTGGGCTGGCTGGTAGTAGGGTCTGTATAAAAACAACCCATGAATATACCAACCGGGGTCATGGTCGCTGTACCAGTATCTTTTTCAAGAGTCCCGGTGCTGACCAGTTTTACAAAGTCACCATAAAAAACATCAGCCCCATAAGTGCTGATTATAGATATATGGCGAACCTTGCCGGAGAAAGAACCACAAGCGCTTAAACCGCCGACTGGTTCCGCCCCCATAGGGGTCGCTGTTGCTGACATAACAATCTCCTCATGTCATTAACGTGAGCAAGACAACCCCAAAGGGTTATCTTGCGTTATAGGTTGTCCTGCTAGACCGATCTTTAATTAACGGCATTGCAGGATGCTCTTCTCGCATAAAATTATTATCGACCGCTTCCATCTGTTGGACAGCCAGCTTGTTGTAATATTCACTACGCTGGTTAAGCTGCTCTGAGGGAATCTTACAAAGCAACAACCCGCCATACTCAATATTACCTTTAAACCTACCACCAATTTCTGGAATCGCATCAATCTCAGGATAGTCTTCTGCTTTAACAGGAACCCATCCTTCTCTCATCTTCTGCGAAACATTTGTGTTGTCAGCCTGCCCAAGAATACTGATTCTTATATATCTGTGTTCAAAACCGGGAATCCGGTGAGGCTGAGGCAGCGAGGAAGCGGGCTTCCACATATCGCTTGGCCTTGGTTTGGGCCTGCCTTCAGCAGGGCCGTTTGCGCTAGTATTTTCAGTATCACTCATTGCTGAGCCTCCTTATGCACCTGTGCGGCGTACTGTTCATTGGTCAATCCCAAGCGCTTAGCGAGGGCTTCTTGGGTTTGCGTAAGCTGGATTTTGCGTGTCTTTGCGCCATTATTCCTAGAGGAAGATGGAGCTACCACGTTGGTATTTCGTCGGGAACGGGCCGGAGCGCTTCGTGGCTCACTGACATCCTCAAAACCGGAGTAATCAGGAAACCGTTCTCGAATTCTTCTGTCAATCTCCGCATAATACTTCTGCGGATCATTGCGGGCAGTAATGCCCTCGTTAATTAAATTGTCATGAATGGCATACCCTATCGCCGTCATCTCTTTATGCAACGGGTCAATGGTCTCGCCTTGTTTCACCACTGGTGAAAACCACGGATTACTACGCATCCAGTCGATCTGGTTTCGATCCAGCTCTACCGTTTGCTTAGGCTGTGNTTTTGGTTGTGGCGGTCTTTTAAGTGGAGGTTTTTTGGCCAGAGCGGCTTTTACCTTTCCAGTCCTTGCCTCCAAGTCTCGTAATTCCGTTTGCGAGGCAATCATTGCTTTTTGACTATCGACGATCTTTTCAGCATCGCCTTCCTCATGAGCTTGCTTCATGGCCTTGCTGGCCTGATCAAGCTCTACCTTCGCCTTACGGGCTGAAGAATCCAGAATCGCATGTTGGCCTCTTTTAAGAAGGCTTTCATACTCAGCCAGTTTCCTCTGCTGACGTTGAGCAATAGTAACTGCCTCTTCACGCATACGATTAGCTTCGCCGAGCTTTCGTTTATCTGCGTGATTAATGGCCCGTAACTGGTTTATTCTTTTCTGCACCCCTTTGCTGTACTGGTNAAGCTCTTCATCGGAAACCCCGTCGTTATACACAGGGGTCTGCGGCTCAGACTCAGCCTTCTTGGGTGGTTTTTTCTCTTCGAGTGGAGTGTCGTCAATAATCTCGACCTCAAACTCCGCATCTGCCTCAACAGCAGAAGTTTTTTCTTCAGGTATNGCTACCTGCGTCTTAACGCCTAAGAACTGCTCTTCAGCAGACATGGGTNTCTCTTCAATGTCACTCATATTTTTACAATTCCCCGTGGGTCTTCGACAACCGCTTCAACACTGTCGTCGTTAATTANCCTGAATTCATTGCCATGAACCAAGAATCGAGTACCTGAATAAGCCCGCATTACAATAAAGTCTCCTTTCTTGCAATAAGGGCCATGAGGAAAACGCTTTTTGTCCTGATATGAATCAGGGCCAAGCGCCATCACCATGCCTACTACCGAGCCAACCTCTTCATTATGAAGCGTTTTTACTGACTTGATAATTCCGCCTTCGGTTTTCTTGTCCGGTTCAGGCATCGCAATCAGAATCTTGTACCCTTTGGGGTCAGGAAGCTGATGTGCGTTGCGAGGGTTTGCGGTGGTATCTGCCTCCACCGATCCTNCTTCTGCTAATGCTTCTGCCATTAGTTTGTCCTTGCACTGGAAAATAGTGTCCAGAGTCACTTGCGCCGCCTTACACGGAGAATCAGTCTTCTTCGATCTGTTTGTTCAGGTCGAGAAGTTCTCTTTCAGCCATTGCGAGTCCTTCAATTATCCCGCAAGACCTTGAGTATTCCTCAAAATTATTACAACCGCCACCACTAATGTGATCAGCTCTCTCATTCATTATGATCCGTATCTTGTCTTTTAGTACCTTGAGAGCATTACTGCTAAATCTCTCACTCACGGTCACGCTCTCTTTCATCAATCATCTGTTCACGCTCAATTTCCCTTCGGTCGATCTTATCCTCGACCTCCCGTTCGCGCTCATCAATCATTATTTCCTTGGCGATCTGCACCCCAAGTTTAGCTCCTTCAAGTTTATCCTTGGATGCTATCTTGTTTGTTTCAAGCTCTTCCATAGTGTTGGTTTCCGCAATCTTGACACCGAGTTTCGCCCCTTCAATCTTCTCATCAACGGCTAACTTCTCACGCTCAAGGTCATCCTTGGCGGCAGCCTTTTCAAGGTCAGCCCCGATCTTCGCCTGATCAATTTCTTTCCTGTCAGCAACTTTCTGAGCCTCAAGTTCAAGCTCAGCCTTCTGTAACTGGATAACTGGGTCTTCCTGTTGGGCCGCCATCTGTTCGGCTTCAGCTTCCTGAATAGCTTTTCCTGTTAACTGGTCAGCAGCAGGGGCTACAAGCTGGGACAAACGATACTCAATGTCTTCCGGCAGGCTCTCATCAGGCGGTGGCAACGGCACACCAAGTTCTTTTTCGATATCCTGACGATACTGGAACGCCACATGTTCAGATATATGAGAGCTTAGCGCCCCCTGTTTAGCGTCTGCATNCGGCGATATATTAAGCATTTCGGNTATTTTNGGGTCGTTCATGGCCGCTAAATGCACTTGCAGGTGCGCCGCATGATCTTGATATATAAAGGCTTTTACAGCTTCTCCGACCATGATATTCATATTTTCCGACACCGGATCGGTTGGTTTGATGTCGTCTTCGCTTGGTACGATCTTGTCTGCGTCCCTGATTCCAAGCACTTCCAGCATCTGGCGGTGCAAAAGGGGCAGATCGTACATCTGCGGAGCCTGTGCAGACAACTGAAGCGCTGCCTGATACTGCATAATCCGCTGCGCCATCGTGCCAGAGTTGGGGTCACTGACCGGAATTATGTCTACCCGGTCATCAAAGTCCTCGGCAGTGATGGCATTCTCTTTGCTGCCGTAGGGATACTCCGTTGGCCCGTCTTCCTTGACGATATCNCATAGAATTTTAAGTTCTATCTTCATCGAGGCNTGAACACGGGCCTGAACAGCGCTCAATACCTTCATTTCACGCTCAAGCAGCGCCAATGTTGTTCCAACTGGNGCTTCACCGTTGATATCAGCCGCTTTTACGTCGGCTGCGGAGGCAAAACGCCTGCCGTCCTGCACAATTTCCTGCAACATCTGGTGAAGTACAGCAGATGGCTCTTTATAGGGTAAAAAAGTGATATTGTCGCGGATTACACCGCCGGGAACGTCCACATCGCGGAATTCTCCCGGCATTATGGGCGAATCATCGCCCTTAATTCGCAATCCACGCGCTTTTAGGCCGCCCGGAAGGTTTGCAAGCGTTCCTGCGTCAACTAATTGACGTAACAGGGAGGTTGCCGACTTGGTCAAGCCCCCAATCATGTGTACCAGCCCGAATCCGTAGAAGCCAAGGCCCGGTAAGTACTGGTAATGGACAAAATGTTGACGCTTTAGCTTTAAATCATCGTCCTCACGCCAGTTACGGCGGATGGCAAGTATCTTTGTTGATGACTTGTCAACAGTAATGACATAAGGCAACCCGATGTGCGTGGGTTCAGCGTTGTCCAAGTCCTCAAAACCCGGAAGATCGACATCAACCATCATCTCAAGAAGGGTATGTCGTTGATCTACCTCATAATTTGGGTGATCTCCGGTGAGTTTGCTGTATTTGGCAGAGATTTCACTCTGGTCGGGGGCTGGTGTAGGCAATTCCATGTCTGCATAGAAGCCGTCCCGTTGTAACTTCAGCACTTCATTGCTGGTTTTCTTCATTACATGGGTGGCTCGCTCACATGTCTGGAGTTCCACCGCCCCGTAGCTCACTACAAAGTCTTCGGCAGGGACAAACATCGAGCATGGCCGACCCATGCTGGGGTCGTAATACACTTTTCTGAAAGCTGAGCCTGCAATCGGGAGAGAGAAAAGCAATTTTTCCGTTTCTCCACGGTATTCNGTCATNTCNACCGTCATCAGGTAGTTCAGGTANTCCTGCACCCGCTCTGCCTGCTTGGCCTTCTCGTCAGTGATCTCNCCCATNATGGTAGTCTTGGCGGGGCCNCTGGCAGGGAATATCTCCATGATGGTCTGGGACTGGAACCTGACCACCGCCTCGGAAAGGAGTGGGTGAAAAACACCACANGCCCCGTCCCACGGGGTAGTCCTGTCTTCAAACCGCATTCCCAGCAGATCGAGTCCCTTGATATAGGACTCTTCCCAGTCATGACGACTTTCCTTGTCGGCGTCGTAAAGACCGACCAGCTCGCTGCCGAGCCTGCCCAGTTCTGACTCATCCATGAACTCCACAAGGTTAGCACCGTGTTCGGTGACATCTTCCTCGCCTGTGAAATCCATAAACAGGGAACTCTCGTCATCAGAGATAGAAACCGCATCGGGGTTTATTATCTCTACCTCGATCTCTTCCTCTATGCCTGCGCCCGCAGGATAAATGGCCTTTTCTATTGCCACTACACAACTTCCCTGAACTGACCACCTCTGATTGCAGCGCCCATACCACGGGCTGTAATAGTCTTGGTCTTGGGTTCACCCATGTTCAGGTTAATAGCGGTAGGAGAAAGAGCGCGTCCCCCTTTACTTCTCTTGAGGCGCTTGTTGCCTTTATCCATCGTGCCGACAGCCGCATACTTGCGGCGACCACTGGCTTTCTCCATGCCTTCACTTTCCTTGCGACGGCCTGCCATTCCACCCTTGGCCTTCTTGATCATCTTGCCGGTAAGGACATCCTCTCCCATCGCCATGCGTTTATGCTGGTTAATGTCAGGAGACAGCGTAGCCGCCTTACGGCTGGTACGCTTAGTCTTGG